CTAAATGATACAATGAGGCTACCCGATAAGCCTATTGTGTTAAAAGGTAAGAGCGATAAAGGTAAATCGGTTGCCGCATATGAAAAGGATAAACGCAACGATGCCCTAGTAGCTGCCAAAGCTATTATGACTGAGCTAAAAGATATACCTATCACAGATAAAAAGAAAGGTAGTGATATTTTAAAAATGTTTAACGTTCTAATAGGTCCTAAAGGATTAGACGTTGAACGAAGAAATGTGGAGGAAGTTAAGAATGTGGCAGAAAACAAGGCGGCCTTAATAAAAGCGGCTATGGATTCTGCCAAATTCCAGATTGATATAGGTTAGCCACATATGTCGTGGCAATATAGATGGTGTAGATCGTTGTCTTGCATGTATCTTTTTATTTTAGTTTGTGAACATTGTATTTCTGTTCCATCTAAAAAGATTATGCCGTACTTGTATATCAAGGCTATATCTTCCTCGTTTATACCGATTACACCATCTGATTTTTCAGTGAACTTCATGATTACGAAAAGAAGTAGTCGCTATCTTGTATAGCTTCTACATCTAATTCCCCTAGTTTATAGTTATAATTAAAGTTTTCAGGTTCTAGCAATAGCATTTCAGCTATGTCCTTATAGAAATCCCTATGATTGTACATTTTAATGAACACTTCTTTAGTTAAACTTAATAAGCTAGCTACATCACAAGCGTGAGTAGAAAATGAATCATGAATCGCGGCAAAGTCACCGTCCCAATAATGGATAATGAGTGCCATATGAGCCGCATCCATACTATGTATGAAGTTAGGGCTTATACCTGATGCAAAGCCACCAGGACTAGGTATCTTTTTACCATACACTAGCCTATGTTCTTTGCCTACGTGTTGTATCCTCATATCAGAGATCCAGCTTTTCCACTTTACGTCTTCCATTACGTAGTTTTCGTAACGTACTGGGAAGCCGGAAGGCGTAGTCCATTCGACAACTGGCTCTTTCAAGTCAGATATTATGTGATTTGCTATTGACTGTAGGTAACTCATAGTCTCAAGCGGACCTGGACACACCTCATCTATAGCTTTTATTAAGTTATATGACAAGTCGGTACAGTCGCTCATAGTAATATTGTACTTACTATGGTATCCTTCAGCATAACAGTCAGCATACATGTTTAAAGCTATGGCTAGGTGGCCCGCAGAGTACGCTCTAGTCATCGCTCCGCGTTTCGATATACCTTTCCTTATGTGTTTCATAGGCATGTCTCTCTGCGCGAACCACTCAGGTACGCGAGATATCAATGCTTTAGCCGTTTGCACATAAAAGTCCTTAGGTATATCAGTTTTTACTAAACCTACTAGCTCACCTGCCTTTTTATCCTTAGATATAGCAGCAAGGTGTTGCCAACCATTGTTAGAACCATCAATAGGAATAGGTAGGCTTAAGTGATACACACCATTTTCCTCTTTTTGATCCCATAAACCACACCACGCTTTACAACAAGCAAGAAAGCTTACGCCTTTTTCTGCTTTATCGTGTATAGTACGGTTATTCCAGGTATTTCTAATGAAATCCTCATTATGAATTACCCATTTTACCCTATCATCGATAGTCATTTTGTCGACTGATATATCTGTAAGTCCTTCATCTTCGAGATGTGACTTATAATCAGCTTCACACCAGTCAGGTATGTTATCGATAGTATAAGATTGGTTGTACGTACAAGCCGTATGTACAGCAAAGTAATATAAACCTTCTTCAGTCATCGGTTTTGCATTAGCAAATTTGAGTAGACCACGTTCCATATCTTTACCTTGATAGTTTAGATATGACTCACGGTAGTATAGCCTGCCACGATAGTCTGCATCTACATACTGAAAGAAGACTTTATCCTTTAATGCTTCGGCTTTTTGTATAGTCATGTTGTATGCATCAAACTTACTACGATTTTTAAGTAATACTAACTTAGCATTCCAGTGAGTAGCAGCTTCATCATACTTAGCCTGAGCTTTTTCCAATAGCTTTTTGTTAGGCTTATTACGTAGCTTGTTAGTTAAACGTCGTAACTCGCTGTAATATTTCTTTTCCAAAGACTTATTGCCTAACTCTGGTTTAAAGACGGTATTATTCCAGTATAAGTCTTTGCCTTGTAACTCATCGTTGTTACCAAAAATGCAGTAACGGTAGTTCTTACCGGTCTCATCTGATACCTTTAGGGTTTCAGTTACAAACTTACGTTTGTTTTTCTTTACTGCTTCCAAGATATCGTTATCAATAGTCCATGCTGTTTGTTGCAGCTTGTTTATTGCATTAACAAATGGTTGATCTAACAGATCCTTGAAATCTTGGTCTTTATCATATCCCCAATGCTTAATAACAGGATGTCCGTTCTCCTGAAACAAATGATGGACACGATTAATTTTAGTAAATGAGGTATTTTGTATTAAGTCGTTGACTACATCAGACGGTAATGATCCTATTTGTAACCACTTATCTGATGTTTCAATCATATACGGTGCCCGGCTAAATGGCTTTTTACCTACCGGGTTTTTCTCCCACTCGATTTGCGCTTCGGTAGGAGCTCTAAATATTTTTATGTAACCACATTCATAGAAACCTTCTAGAACTAGGTCGCCGACTGTTACGTCGGCTCTAAATCCTAGCTCTACACCTTGCCTGAGTAGTACGTTTTTACCTATTGCAACTGAAGCTGCAGTAAGTTTGCATGTAGCTGACTCAGACGTAGATGTCTTTCTAAAGTGATATTGTAGTATAGTTAATGCATCATATACTAGTTGTTTAGGCTGTAACTCATGCTCGAGTACTAGCTTCACTGCCCACCTTTGAGGTGTGCTTAGTATCTTCTGCTCCAGATAGTCTATTATATTCTGCATTCATTCTCCTTGTTTTGCGAAAAGGATTCTGAGCTACATTAAGTAAGTCAGATCCCTTTCTTAGGCAACATTTTATTTCATGAGCTTCTACAATAGTAGCTTCTTTGTCGGTCATTTGACCGCCTTTTATCTTAACAATATCTTGTATCTTGTAGTTATCAAGCTTATCTAGTAACCATACATGATGATCATAACTACGGTTTGTAATCTGATAAGCTCGATGTAATGTACCTTTACCTACGTAAATTACCTCATCAGTTTCTGGGTCTTGATGGAAGTAAACACAATACATATCTTCAGGATACCTAATAACTTCGTTAGTGTTTTCTCTTATTTCAATGTTTCGCATTCATGCACCTCCACACCGTTATCTAATAAAAACTTTAATGCTTCTAACTCAGGTACTCGTTTACCGTTTTTATCAGACTTATATACTTCAGCATATATCATTCGTTTTATACCTGCTTGCAATATAAGTTTAGTGCAATCTTTACAGGGTGAATGCGTTAAATACAATGTAGCACCTTCAGAAGACGAAGTTGAAGCTGCTAACTTAGTTATTGCATTTGTTTCTGCATGTACTAATTCCCATTTAGTTTTACCTTTAGAGTCTCGTGTATTGTTATCCATACCATGAGGTGTACCATTCCAGCCGTAGCTAAGGATCTTATTACCCTTAGCTATTACTGCACCTACCTTGAATTGTTCATCACGAGATCTAAGGGCTACTACTCTAGCAATGTTCATGTACATCGCATCGTCCTTAGATAATTTCAAAGCCATCTCCTTTCTCTAACCTACCAGTTACTTGATTGTATTTACTGATACCTGCTGGACCGGTTAGACCTGTGTACCTAGATTTAAGAACTGAGAACTCAATCTTGTTTCTGTCAGCAGGGTTAGCTGCTACTAGGTTTCTTGAAAAAGCAATAATATCAAATGATATTTGTTTGATACTACCACTACCTTTGATGTCGTCAATAGAAGCCATGTTGCCTTCTTCGAATGCACCGCCACCTGATTTACGTAAGTGGCTTACAATACCTAGCCATACGTTATGCTTCTTTACTACCTTTAGTAAGTCACTCATAACTTTATCTACTGCTTCATTGCCTGATAGTCCTTCACTACCTTCTGATACCGCAATAGTAATGTGATCTAGGAATAGATACTTGCATCCCATAAGAGCCATGTACTCTATCTTGTCTATCAAAGAGCTATCATCAACAGAACCTTGATGGTCTAGTAATATAAGTCTTTCGTCTTTAAATACTAGATTGAAACCAGTACGTAGTTCCTCTTCTGTTGTTGGCACATCACCGATACGTTTATTAATAGTCATACCAATAAACTTCTCAGCTGTGTCACCTACACTTTCCTCAAGAGATATTAGACCAATGCGGTCTTCTTGAGTTGTACGTAGTAAATGCCAAATAATTTCTTTGATAACTGTAGATTTACCTGAGCCTGTACCACTAGTAAATAGTGTTATCTCACCTTGACGCATGCCTTTTAGTTTATCGTTAAGGCCATTTAGACAAGACGGGTATGGTATAGACTCAGTATTCTGGCGTTCTATAAACTTATCCCATATAACTTCACCACTAAGTATGCCGGCTGGATTATACTTTTGTGCATTCCATATTACATTAGTAACTTCTTTTGCACCATGCTTCATGTATAAATCACTAGCATCTTTTTGATCTGATGAAACTATTTTGACTTTATCAAAGCCAATAATTTTACTGGCTTCATGTATAGCTTTTGAACCAGCATCATCGTTATCAAACCATATTATAACAGAATCAAAGCGTCTGATCCATTCACGTTGTTGTAATAATATTTGTAGCTGGTTAGCAGACGGTATAGATACAACAGGATATATTCTTTTGTTAAAGTCTAAACAAGCTTGTGCTACTGTTAGTGCATCTAGTTCGCCTTCAGTAATTACTAGCATCCTACCACCAGTAAATTTATCTTGACCGAAAAGCTTTTTAGCTTTACCTATCATTCTAAACTCTTTAGGTAGTATGCGTATTTTGTAGCAGTCATCTCCATATGGATAGAAATGTGCTGGCTTATCATCGTATTGATGGGTTTTTACTCCAAAGTATTCAGTCACATGCGACGAAATATTTCGGCTAGTAATACCAAGACTAGGATACTTATCAATATCGGTGATGTCAGGTTGTCCATTATTATTTGTATTGGCATTGGGTTGTTCATTACTCGTTACTCCTTTAATCTTAGTATATACTTTAGTATCGTCATTACGATATGTCCCACATGCGAAGCAATATGTATGGTCATCGCTAGTATCTAGCATTACACCATCAGAGCTTCCACAATCTTCGCAAGGATAGCGCTTATTGTCTACAGATTTGTTCAATATCAATCTCCAGTTTCTCCTCGCCTCTTTTTACGAGGTGTTTATGTGCTTCTATTTCATAACAATATCGGTCATTCCATTCAAATACTTTTTGTAAAGCATCTAAAGACGGTTTTAATACGTTGTCTAAGTCTGACGCTCTGTTACTAAAGAAAGCGTTAAATACTATTTTAATGTCGGCAGCCCTTTCGAACTGCCAACTTTGATCCTCAGTAGCTTCTTTGAATCGTTCAAGAAACTCCTTGTACTCCTTGGTTGGATACGTCTGCGTGAAGTTCCTGCCGTCCTTGGTTCTTATCGCTCGTATCCCTTCCATTCTGTTTGCCGACATTGGCTTTCCTGGTATAACGATCTTCATAATTCCACTCCTCAAGATCCCATGTACGTTTCATGTAAATTAAGTTACCAACCATATTAAGCTGCTTCTCCCATCCTGTACCATATAGTTCTTTCCATACATCTACTACTGTATCAATACGATTGTCATATGTAGTACCAGCAAGAGCTTTTTGTGCTGTCTTAATACCATAACCTCTTTTTACTTTAGGTATATCGTCACCATTATCACCTATAAGTAATTGAGTACAGAAGTTCATGTCTGCCTCATCATCATCTACAAAGTAGATCTGTTTAGAGTTATAGTTGTAGTGGTTACCAGGCACTTGATTTATGTCTTTATCAATATGCCCGATTATAAAATCTTCTTCAGCTTCTCTAGCCTCATAAGACCAGATTGAAACTACATCATCTGCTTCCATACCATCTGATTGTACAGCAGACCAGTCTTTAAGTAGATAAGCGTGAGCGTCATTAAGACGTTCTTTTAGTTTATCTTCTAGCTTATCTTTACGAGAAGATTTGTAGTCAGAGTAAATGTTATATCTGAAGTTGTCTTTACCTTTAATGGCAATGTAAACTTCATCAGCAAAACAATCGGCAATAGAATCTTCGATTATTTTACGTGTTACTACTCTTGTATCATGTTTAGTGTCTTGAGTACAAGCAGCTTTAAACATAATACTATCAGCGTCTATAAATAGTTTCATCTTTTATCCCTTTACTTTTATCTCGCTTACGATTGTATTTTTTCTTATCAGGTATAACCTGTTTGGCTTTCCTTTCACGCAGCATAGCTTTTGCTACAGGATTTACTATCGAAGTTTTGATACTTTTCATAATAGATCTCCGGTCTTGGCCAACAGTTATTTAAGTATACTATGTCAGCCTCGTATACTGGTTCACCCGAGTTTACATTTACAAATGTAGATGTTTTGTACGGGTTATACATTGCTTGTTGTGCATGAAGCATTCTATGGTTAGTATGATCATCACCTCTAACAAAGAATCCTCTTATAAAAGCATGTACGTTCTTTCTCTTTTCTTTAAGAACCTTTGCTCGACCAGCAGGTTGTACTGCAAACTTACAATTATGTAATGTTAGTACATTAGTATGAAACCATACTCTACCTGCGTGTCTTACTGAAAAGGTTCTATTGTGTAAGTTATAATATACTTCTACCCATGTCATCAGTGTACCTCCGCATATGAGTTGCCTATTACGTAGTCACCACCATCCATACATTCAACACCAAACCATTTAGGTGCTTCACGAAAAGACTCTTGTAGTATTTCACCTACACGTTTAGAATCTTTATCACTTGCAATCCATGCTTGCTCGTCATGATAGAATATAGCAAGATAAGCATCACGTTTTTCCTCTTTAATTTTATACATACCATAACTCACAGCTGCTTTACCAGTAATACCTTCGGTAGTTTGTAATAGATAATTAAGTACTTGGTAATCAGATCTAGCAAAGATTTTACGACCATCTAGTCCTGGTATACAACCATACTGGTTAAACACACCACGTAGTTTATTAACTAGCTGCTCAAATCCAGGTAGATTCGCCATGAACTTTTGCCTCGCCTCTTTACCTTTAGGCGCACTGCTAACCCCCGTAAGTGTTTGACCAAGCTTAGCATCACCTGCACCAAAGAGAATAGCGTAAAGAAAAGACTTAGCCACGCTCCTACTACAACCAAGAACAGTAGCATTCCGTGAATGTTGATCCCCATTAACCACCAAGTCTGTGTAGGATTTATCTCCCACGTAATGGCATAAACCACGCAGCTGATTACCAGCAGAGTCTGCGCCGACAACTTTGTAGCCCTGCTCTGCAATAAACAGTTCCCTAAGCATTCTGCCATACGCTGCATCCACTGCCGGTAAGTTAACGATGACCTCGTGACGGCATCGAAAACTAGGAGTACCAATAGTAAACATCCTACCATGAAGACGATAGTTTCCTGTGTCATCTTTTTGTATCCTTTCTAGCCATGATTCGATAGTAGCTTTACGGTTCTTAATAGTATAGTACCTATCAATTAGCTTGCCTTGTCTGCCTAGTTTTGCTAGTGATGTTGATGTAAGCTTAGGTCCTGTACGTATCCAATCACCTCTATGTCCTCTCTTTACATTCCAGTCGTCTGGTTTCCAGCCGATAGTTAATAGCCATTGCTTAACTAGTTCCATGTTACTCAATGTTACTTTTTCTATTTTACTTCTTTGAAACTCTTGACCAGGTTGTATTGGTGGGTTATTAGATAACGCATCTTCACCTATTACTTTATTACCTAAGTATTCAGATAATATTCTAGCTGTAGTAGCTGTATACAATCCTTTCTTAGTATACTTAGCAGTTTTAGGTGCTTTATCTATAAACACTTTAGTTGTTCCTAGCTTTGGCTCAATAATAGACTCGATTTTATTCATATGTCTTGTCATAAGTCGTAGGTTTTCTTGAGCTTTACTCAAGTCAAATAGCCAGCCAGTCTTACGTACTACAGCTTCGAACTCAGCTACATCATGTTCGACTCTCAAGCCTTTCTTGATTAAGTCGTTGATTTCTATAGCTTTTTGTAACTCAGCTAATAATACTTCGTAAACTTTAGTGTTTAGTTTTACGTCTTGAATACAGTAATCTATCATTCGAGGATCGTATGTCTTAAATCCATCGGCTGCCCATTCACTGTTATCCATTTTCTTGAAGCCAAGATAACCACCCCAGCCCGCTAAACCGTGCTTATGAGATCGGTTAAACTGTAATGTTTGGCTCATAATCCATGTGTCTACTAATCTGGTTTTAGGAGACGGTTTCCAACCGTAAAGTTTTTCTAACGCCATTAAGTCAAAGCCAATAATGTTATGACCGATTAGTGCAACTGCGTTGCTCATAAAGTCTAAACCATTTTTGATGTCGGTAAATGTGTATATCTTTTTTGTTACAACATCTTGGCATACTAATACGTGGCATTTAGTCATGTCTTCTAAAAACCCATCAGTTTCTATGTCAAATACTAATTGCATTAATAATCCTTTCATTGATTATATTTAGGTAGCGCGGTGTATACCGCGCCCTTAAGTGTTTGATATAATTAACTAATTACTTCTGCTCGTAATCTGGTTCGTCTTCAACATAATCTTTTCGCAAGAAGTAATGAGTAATGCCGGTGTTGTTTGTATGATCAGGTTCAACCCATTCTTCCGGCTTAATCATGTCGGGTAAACCTAAAGTATTAGGTCTTGATTCTTTTTGACCTACCTTTTTACTCATATTAGACCTATGTACTCTGTGCCAGGCAGTATGCGCATCAACTTGCAGTATGTCTAGCGTACCTATTGCGATTACACACAAGTCTATCAAGCCATCTACAATATCATCTGCATGTCGGTACTTTACCGCTTCTTTAGTCTCATGTAATTCCTCATCAAGAAATCTTAAACGAAACTGTAGAAACTCGTGCAAAGAATAGTAATCTTTTTCTTGTAGTTTTCTTTTAACCCAATCATGCACCCCGAATTTGAGGTGCATGTCTCTAATATTTTTAGGCCAGTCAGTATCACTACTTACTTTAGACCATTTAGCATTCATATCTTTCTCCTGTTTTAATTTCCATAACATCCAGTCATAGTATCTTTCTGGCTCACGCATATCTTAAGTCATTCGCTTTTTCAGAAGATCCTAACGTACCATCTAATTCTGAAATTCTAGGAAACCTTTTAGGAATATCACTTTGGATAGATCCTTTTGTATTTCTACATTTCCATAATACGTTTCTTGACATGCTAGGATATAATGGTGCGAATAAAGTTGCAAGATAGTTTGTATCGTAATACTCACTAAGCTTTGTATACAAGTACTTTGTGTTACCATCAAGCTCATGCTTGTAATCTTTTTGTGAAGCAAACGTACCGTAAT